GAATACGAGATGAAATTCAGGAAAGAGGAGGACTGACACCCAAATGCCAAAGCTGGAATATGTTCCCCGGCCGCGAGCGCCGGAAGAAGAAGAAGACGACTCCAACTACAAGCAGCAACGAGCCCAGAATGAACGTCTCAAGGCGCTAGAACGTGACGTCAAACTTCGGAAGTTGCGCGGCGAGTTGATCGATCGCGACACGTGCCTGCGCCAGGCGTCTGCGATCATGGTGGCGGTCCGTCAGAGAATGCTGCTGGTGCCTACGCTGGCGGCGAGAGCGATAGTTCCCGCCGCCAGCCAGCACGAGGTCCGCCTGGCGATCGACAAGGAAGTCCGGGCGGCGCTCAGCGAGCTGGCGGATTTTCCGGAGAAGGCAACCGGGACCGGCCAATGGAAAGTGCGCCAACGGAAGTAGTCGCCGGCTGGGACGAAGCCCAAGTCGATTCCTCGGCCGTGTGGTGGGCTCCGGCGCTCTCGTGCCTGCGCCCGCCTCCGAGGATGACTGTATCCGAGTGGGCGGACGAACGTCGGGTTATCTCGGCCGAATTTGCGGCCGAGCCGGGACAATGGTCCACGGCGCGGTGCGAGTTCATGCGGGCCGTCATGGACGCAGCCAGCCCGGCGCACCCCTGCCGGCGCGTCGTCCTCATGAAGGCGAGCCAAGTGGGTGGCACCGAGTCGCTCATCTTGAATACCATTGGGTTCACGGTCGACGTGGACCCACGCAGCATCTTGGTCGTGTGCCCCACGGTCGACCTGGCTCAAGGCTTCAGCAAGGAACGGCTGGAGCCGATGATCGCCCAGATGCCCCAACTGGCCGCCAAGGTAAGCGAGGTGCGCAGCGGGGCGCCGGGGATCATGAGCGATCGGTCGACGCTGCGGTCCAAGACGTATCCCGGCGGGGTCTTGAACCTCGTGGGAGCCAACAGCGTATCCGGGCTCTCGTCCCGGCCGGTCGCCCTGGCGTTCATGGACGAGGTGGACGCCTGCGTCCAGAACAGCGGCGCCGGAGGCAACCCGATCAAGCTATTGACTGCGCGCACGTCTACGTTCTCGGATTCCAAGAAGGAAATCTTCCTCGGCTCTCCGTCGCTCAGCGCCGACGAGACTGGGATCCTCCAGTTGTGGGAAGATTCGTCGCGCGGCCGCCTGGAGACCAGCTGCCCGAAATGTGGCCACTGGCAGGTGCTGGACTTCGCCCGGATGGACACCGAGACCGCCCGGCTGGAGTGCGCCCGCTGTGGCGAGCCGTCCTCGCAGTGGGAGTGGAACGGAAGAAAGGACGGCGAGCGGTGGACCCATGAGCAGCCGTGGCACTCGACCCAGGGGTTCCGGCTGAGCGGGTTGAATTCTCCGTGGCTCGACTGGGCAGTGGACCTTTGCGCCGAGTTCAACGAGGCGTATCGCGTCCAGCAATTTGGCGACGAGAGCCTCATGAAGGTCTTCGTCAATACTCGGCTGGCCGAGCCGTATCGGATCTTGGGTAAGAGAGTGGAAGTGGACCTCTACGGAGAGCGGCGCGAAGTCTATTCTTGTCACGGCCAGGACGCCGACGTCCCCGACGGCGTGGTCTTAGTCACGGCCGCGATCGACACCCACGACAGCTGCCTGCTCTACGAACTGGTCGGCTGGGGCCGAGGAAAGGAGAGCTGGGGTCTGGAATATGGGATGGTCGCCGGCGAGACGCGCAAGTCCGACTCGCCCGTCTGGGATAAGTTGGACATGCTGGTGGGCAGCCGCGTCCTGAAATTTTCCGACGGCGCCCTCGTCCGTCCGCGGATCATCTTCATTGACTCCGGTGGGCACTCGACCCAGGCCGTGTACGCGTATGCGGCGCGGAGGCACCCGCGAGTGTTCGCGATCAAGGGCGTGGGGAAGGACGGCTTGCCGATGATCATCGGCGGGCGGGTCCGCGACCAAGTGAGTGGCGCGTGGTTATTGCGCCTAGGGGTCAACGCGCTCAAGGAAGAATTCCACGCCCGGATGAACGTCGCGGCCCCAGGTCCGGGGTTCTGCCACTGGCCTGTCGGCGACGACGGCGCGGACGTGCGTGGATACACTGAGGCGTACTTCAAGGAATTGGTGGCGGAGCAACGGGTCCTGAAATACACCAAAGGTGGGTTCACGAAATACGAATGGCACAAGGCGCGGATGGACGCGAACGAGGCGTTCGACTTGCGCTGTTACGCCCGCGCGAGCTTGGAATATCTGAAGGTGCGCCTCGAGTCGATGACTCGGGATGAATTGCGTGGCGTGAACCCCAAGGCGATCGCGGCGGTCGAGGAAGTCGACACCGGCGGGACGTTGCTGAATTACCAGCCCGAACGGCGCGGCGAGCGGCTCCGCGAGAAGCAGCCGACCACCCAGATGGCTGGCCTAACAGAGGAAGAAGAGGGGCGGCCTCAGCCCAAGGTGGTCGTGCAGCCAAGTCCCGAGGGGCGGCCGCATAGGCGTCCAGGGACCGAGCGGTACGGCTCCGTGACCAACGCATTCTGATATGAGCATGGCATCGTCGATCCGCCAGGTAGTGAGAGACCTCGGCCGCGACCGTCTCGTGGTCGATTCGAAGTCGATGGCTGATTATGCGGCTCGGATCGCCCGGACGCAAGGGCAGGCGCTCCGCCAGCGGAAGATGGAATTCGGCGGATGGGAATTGCGGACCCGCCACTCGCGCCGCGCACCGACGACGCTCTTTTGAAACTGCAAACCGCGGTCCTTGCGGACCGCGGCTGCATTGTTTGTATGAACAGAGTGGTTAGCGAGTAGCTGCGACCGGAGTCGCTGGGAGTGCGAGCTTCTCGGCGATCATCTTCTTGATTTCCTTGACCATGGCGGCTTCGTTGTCCAAGTTCATGGCGATAATCGTCTGCGCCTCGGCCGAGATGTCCTGGATGACCGCGATGGCGTAGTCGATGAACCACGCTTGCGCTTCTTCGTTGTCCGGATAAAGTTTCGCGCCGATGTCCGCGAGCTGGTCGTGGTCGAAGACGATGGGGTCGCCGTCGGATTGCATGACGTAGGCCATGTATTTTCCGATCCAGCGGTGGGCGGTTTTCATCTCGCTGAGTGGTCGTTCGATCGGGTCGGAAAAGCCGGCGAAACTTGCGGATGTGATCGCGATTGCGACTAACGTGGCGGTGATGATGCGGTTGATTTTCATAATGCTTGCGGGTGTTGGTTGTTGTTAGTTTGTTCGGGGGAAATTTAGGGGTTGAGAGTTCGGTAGATTTCGTTGTGGAAGTCGTTCAGGTGTCTGAATAACTCGTTCCAGGCGTTGATGAATTCCGGCTTGTTCTTGTCCACCAGCCCGGCCTGCTCGGCTCGGCGGAGTGCGGCGATCGCCATGGTGGCATTCGAGGCGAGCGCGTTCTCGGCGGGGACGGCGTCGCCTCCGAGGGTGACTTTTCCTCCGAGGATGTTGAGTTTTTCATTCATAGACTCGTCCAGTGGTAAGGCGCGTGGCGCCGCAGCCAGCGCAGGTATTCTTCTCGCTCGGCCTCGGTGGTGGTGTCGTAGTGTTCCTGCGTTGTTCGCGGCTCGATGCCGAGGACGACTTCCAGTTCCTGGATCTGGCGAAATTCGAGTTCCTCGTCGGTGATCATAACGTTTGGGTCTTCAAGTCGAGGATGTTCAGGTCGCGTCGCAGCGCATTACGCAGCATGTTGAACTCAGCTTGCGTCTTCGCTCTCTTGATCGATCGCAGCCGGGCCACGACTACTCGCGCTGCGTCGATGGCGATCTGGGCTTGAACCCGTTTGAAAATTGGTGGTGGTTCGTTCGTCATGGCTATCGCTTGTTCCAGTGGATTCTGAGGTTGCGCTGCATTCCGCGTTCGATGAGCGGGAGAAGGTTCTCGGTTGCCACGAACCACTGCCGGTCCAGCCGGGTCATGGCGCCACGGTTGTCGCTCAGGAAGTTCTGGCCGTCGGTGGTGACACCCTTGGCGTATCCGGCACTCGCGCCGGGAGTGAAAGTGATGACGATGTCGTTCATTGATTGAGAAATTTAAGTTCTTCGTCGCTCATGATGACGACATCGGCTCGCTTGATCTCCGCGTAGAAGGCGAGCGTGCGCGAGAGCGTCGCTTCGGCTTTCGCGATCAGCCGCTTGGCGCGGCGAAGGTCCTTCAAGGCTGCCTTGGTTTCGTCGGCGATCTGCTGGCTCATCGTCCGCGCGTTGAGATCCTTGAGCTGGTTTTCGAGGACTTCGAAGTAGGAGTTGTTGCTCATGGTGCTTAGATAGCGACTCGGACGATGCTTCCGGTCTTGCGATTCAAGGCGCGAAGCACGAGCTTCGTCTCGACCGAGTAAGCATTGAATGCGTGTGCGTACCAAGTCCGCCAGAGGGTGATCGCCTCGTTGCGGGTGATGTCTGTGCGCATCTCTTCGACTTTCTCGTCGATGAGGATCTGCACGTCGTATTTCCCCTCGGGGAGTTCAGTTATCTCGTTCATACACATACACCATAGCATAACAGCTGTTAAGCGCAAACGGAATTTTGGCTTTTCCGACGCTTTTTAGCAGCTTTTCGAGAAGCTTTTTTAGAGAAAAATTGCAGTACTGCGAACTGGATGGTAGTCCTGACATCGGATTTGGCTGCGCTATAATCATCTTACTGGCAGGAGTACGCCAATCCTGAGCCATCCTGAGAAGCCGATTTTTTGGTATTTTTTCGGTTTTTTTTGAGCTTAAAAAAGCCCAAATCTCAGAGCCGCTGCTTTTGTATCTTTTCGGTTTATTCTGCGCGGGAAAAGAATTTCGGAAAATCGACGTTTTTTCCCTGAAAACACTTGCTAAGTAACAGCTGTTAAGCTATGGTGTTTATGTATGAACAAACAGCAACTGAAAGAAAATCCCGCGCTTGAGGGAAAACTCCTGAGCGTCGAGATTGAATACTTGCCAACCCCGGGGACCGACGACATCAGCTCGACTGCTCCTGCCGGGAATTTGGACCTCATCACGGTGGTGAACGACGCCACGCCGAGCCCTACCCCGATCAAGGAAATCCGCCTGCTCACGTTGACCAACGAGGAGGGACGGATGCACGACCTGCTCAACATCAAGATCGACGGCCGGGTAAATAAGCAATGCGGACTGCATGTCCACGTTGACGCGAGACACCTCGGAAAGAACGGGCTTCGCACGGCCGAGGAAACATACGACATCCTCGCTTCCGCGCCGGTCGCCCGCCAGTTCAAGAAGCTCGTTTCCCCGAGCCGCCGGAAGAACAAGTACTGCCGGTGGAGGAACAACCGTCGTGGCGGCAATCGTTACGCCGCATTCAATTACCATTCGATGTCCGAGCACGGCACCATCGAATTCCGGATGCACCAGGGCAGCACGAACAAGCAGAAGATCGAAGCCTGGGCGTTACTCTGCCAGTGGACGTTGAACTATGTGGCGAATCCCCTGAACCCGGCGATCACCAGTTTCGCCACGTTCGTGAAGAACATGCCGAGCTTCCTCCGCACGTGGTGCCTGATGCGCCGCGACCAAATCGCGGGAGAAATCGAAATTTCCGGACGCCTCATGCAGAGCCTCGTCGACATCGACGAGGCCGTCTGAAACCTCTGCTCTTTGAACGACAATGTGTAAGTTATTCATCATCACAGGGGCACTGCACCGAGCCGGAATCACGCGAGTGCTCGCAGCCGCGAACAAGGAATTCCGCCAGACCGAGCAAGACGGGTTCGGGTTCATCGCCACCGCGAACGGCACTTACGCTCGCGGACGGTACTTCGAGCCGAAGAAATTTCGCGGGTTCGGACGCGGACGCCCGCACGCCGACACCGGCGACATCGCGGAAGAAAACCGCCTCCCGAAATTCTCCCAAACGCTCATCGTCCACGGACGCACGGCGACCAGCACGAAGAAGCTGGCGAATTGCCATCCATTTATGTTCGGCCACGAAGCCCTCGCGCACAACGGCGTGGTGAGCTGGATCGGCGAGCCGGACGAGGAACCGTCGCAGGAATGCGACAGCGAGCAATTCTTTTCTTGGCTGAAGGATCATTCGTGGGAGGAAGCAATCCGCGACTGGGCCGGCTGGGGAGCCATGGCGCACGTGGACATCCACACCGGAATTCTCACCATCGTCCGCGACAGGGCGACGCTCTACGGAGCCAAGCGCGCGGACGGAGTCGGCTGGGTTTTCGCCACTCGCCGGGCGCACCTCAAGGCAATCTGCAAGCACGCCGGGATCCGTCTCACCCGTGACCCCTTGCTACTTCCAGATCACAAGATATTGTATTTCTCGCAGTGCGGAGAAGTGACCAGCGTGGAAGATTGGCAGGGGTTCGCAGAGCGTCAATACACGCACCTCGACGAGTTATCGTGGGGATACCGCGACCCACAAGTGGTGAAGTCCGATGACGACAATAGACTATATGAAGGCACTAGCTAGAAAAGGAAATGTCACCATCGTGGAAAGGGACGGGAAGGCAATTGTAGCCATCCAAGCTTCCGGAAGCGTAGTGACTCTGGAAAACGCACCCAAAGACCAGCTCATCAGGGAACTATATCGGATGGTGCGCGAGTGGCCTGACGTCCAGGAAGAAGCCTGCCCATCGCGTCTGAGGTGACTTAGGAAGGGCGTTTTCGGGGAGTGGCTTATAGCTACATGGCTTCTGAGGAAGCACTTAGCAGGATCTCGCGCACATCGCAGCATTCTAATTGCTGAGAGCCATCGCAGAGGAGAGAGTCCTCCCGATGGCTCTTCGATTTATCCGTCCGCCGTCCTCTGACGGCGGTAGTGTCTCGCCTCAAATCACTTTCTGGCCGGTCCCCGAAGGGACGGTTCCAATCGACCTTCAATACTGCCTGCAGGCTCGCTACGAGGTCGCCGAGGCGATCCGCAGAGCCACGGCGAGTGGCGTGGTGTCGTATCACGTAGGGTCGCGCGGGCTCACGCGATTTACTCTCAAGGAACTCCAAGATTTATTCGCGTTCTGGACGAATGCCGCCAACGACGCCTTGGCTGCCGGGTTGGGCAGTGCAATTCAGAGCCGGAGAGGAGTACCATGCGACGTGTGAAGCCGGCTCTCGGCACGGGATTTAAGCCGAGGAGCAGCGCATCGGGCCAGCGAATCGCAGGACAGCTCCTTGCTGCGGCCGCTGGTGGAAACCGGATGGGCTATGGAAGCTACGGCGCCAGCCGCAGGAAGGTCGGGCTGGAGGAATGGCGGGCGATATCCGGCACTCCGGACGAGGACATCATCTGCAATTTGCCGCTCTTGCGGGCGCGATCGAGAGACCTCTTCATGGGATCCCCCATCGCTGCTGCCGCCATCCTCACCCTCCGCCGAAACGTAGTCGGCAATGGGCTGCGGCCGATGCCACAAATCGACGGAGCCGTGCTCGGCAAGTCGAGCGACGAATGCGCCACGGTGAACAAGTTCATCGCGGACGAATTCGGCTTGTTTGCCAACTCGGTGGACTGCGACTTCTGCCGGCGCTCTACATTCTACCAGCTCCAGGACTTGGTGTACGTGAATGCCCAGATCAGCGGCGACGTTCTGGTCTTACTGCCGATGAAGTCGAGGCCGGGAGCGATCTACAATACCAAGATCCGCCTCGTCGAGGCCGACCGGGTGTCAAGCACATTCAACCTGGTGAATCTCGGGGAGGACACGACGGCCAGTGGAGCCCCGCGCATCTTCGGTGGAGTAGAGCTGAGCCCCGACGGAGAAGTTCTAGCCTATTGGGTTTCGAAGACGCACCCACTCAGCGCCGAGAACTTGTTGATCGGCTCCGGGGCATTATCCGACATCAACGACTACGATCGAGTCGAGGCCTTCGGGGAATTGACCGGGAAGCCGATCGCCTTGCTGGTCGGCGAGATGGAACGTCCGGAGCAGAGAAGGGCGGTCCCCCTGCTCGGCAAGTGCCTGATCGAGCTGAAGAACTTGTCGCGCTACATCGAAAGCACCACGGTGCGGAACGTGATCCAGTCATATTTCACGGCCTTCGTCACCTCGGCCATGCCGAGCACGGAGATGTTCCAGGGGCTGGTGAATGACGAGGACATCGTCCGCGACCTCACGGAACGTGATCCCTACAAGGTTCAGCTCGGGCCGGGCATCGTCAATTGGATGCGTCCGGGCGACAAGATCGAATTCCCGATCAATGCCGGGCCGGAGAGCGAGTTCGAACCGTACGTGACTTCGCTGTGCAAGTTCATCGGTGCTGCGCTGGGGATTCCTTACGAGGTCTTGTTGAAGCAATTTAACGCCTCGTATTCGGCGTCCCGGGCATCGCTGCTCCAGTTCTGGAACACTGTCAAGGTCGGTCGGCAGTTGCTGGTCGATCAATTCTGCCAGCCATGTTACCGGGCGTGGTTCATGGAGGCCGTGACTAAGGGGATCATCGTGGCGCCGAAATTCTTTGAAGACCCGCGCGTTCAGCGGGCATGGACGAGCTGCTCGTGGAGCGGCGCCGGGCCGGGATCCATAGATCCATTGAAGGAAGTATCGGCGTCGATCCAGCGAATGTCGTCCGGAGTTTCTACTCTGGAGCGCGAGAGCTTGGAAATCAATGGGAGCAACTGGAGGGAGAATACTATCCAGCAAGGCTTGGAGCGCGACTTGGCTGACGAACTTGGCCTGCCTTACATTCGCGCTGAGAAGCCGGCTCCGGCTCCACAATCTTTTGGCGGCGGATCTCCTCAGGGAGAGGAGGACGACGACCAACAACCGCAACAACAAGAAGAAGAAAAATAACAAGTTATGTCATTCGTTTCAATCACCAAAACCTTCCGCGTTCCCAGCCGTCCGGGTAGATCGGAA